CGCAGATAGCTCTTCGCCTCTTTGTCGCCGGATGAACGCGGGCATCAGGCTGCGCTCGGCGACGATCGCCCGCTGCGTGCACCTGCAATTGATAATATTTTCCGGGCTGCCCTGCGGATCGCCGGGAAACATCAGCTCCTCACCGCCGACGTCGAAGGGCTCGTCGAGCGCGACAACTTGTCCATGTGCGTTGCGATGATCATCGCGCGTCCGATCGTCGAGCGCCGCCATCCAGCTTCGCTCCTCGACGACGCCGCTCTGGCCCCACGCGGTCACGTCGCCCGCGCCATTGCAACTGGTCATCGTCGTGCGCGCGATGCGCTCCAGCGAGGCCTCGCTTCGCCGCCCCTGGAAATAAGTGTCGAGCAGATCCATGGTGCCGGAAATGCCCACGCCGTCCGCCTCGGCCTGTTGGAATAGATCGGCCATGCCGCTGTAGGTCGTTTCGTTCGTCTTCTGAGCAAACTCATCCAGGATATCCTGCATCGCCGCGCGCACTTCCGGGCGATCGAGGTCGAAGACGATCATGAGGCTGAGTGCGTCGAGCGCGTCCTGCCCGGCGGCTCCAACCGCGTCGCTCACGACCGGCTTGAACTGCTTGCCGAATTTATTGGCCTCCTCGTCGACGTCGAATACATCATCAGCGGAAATCTTGCCGAGAATTGCCGGCCCACTGCCATTGCCGTTTCCTGACGGCGCAACGGGCAGACTCTTGCCGGCCCGGACGCGGCTCTTGACCTCGCGCTGCTGGCGGGCGAAGGCCTTATCCAGCCCGGACATCATCTCACGCCGCTGAGGATCGAGCCGCCTGTCCTTGCGCTCCCAGAGCGCCTTGTGTTCATCGCTGCCGAACTCGAAATCTTTGTGGCGCGTGGATCGCACGTTCTTCGTCGGCTCGGCGCTAGTGACTGGCACGAGCGCGAGCGACAGGTAGCCTACGTCCCCGCCCCGCACAGGCGGCAAGCCCAGATCAAGCGAGTCGTTGATGACGTTCACCGGGTAGCCCATGCCGAAGAGCGCCACCGCCTGCGTTACCTTCGCGCCGAAATCCTCGCGCAGGGCGGCCACGCCGGTCGTGTCGGTGACGATGCTCTCGTCGGGCTTCAGCGTTCCATTCCGCCGGTGCCACTCGGTCAGCGACGTGTCGCGATAGCGCACGAGCGGCATAACGGTCAGCGACCAGAGCACGGCCTCGGCTGCGATCCGCTTCTCCTGCGTGTCGTAGGAATCGTTGCCGAACCCCATCAGAATATCCGGCACGCCGAAGATGGCCGCGACTTCGTCCCGGCTGACCTGGCGCTGTGCCAGCCACTCCATGTCTTTCGGGCGGAAGTCGAGCACCTTAATGTCGCTCACACCCTGCTCGAGCACGATCGGCTGGTGGGCGTTGTGGAGTCCGCCGTGCTCCTCCTGCACTTGCTTGATGATGTCCTCTCGTTCATCCTTCGTCAGGCCGGCCGGAGCGATGATCGCGAAGTCAGGCCGCGCGCTTTTGCGGAAGAACAGGCGCGACCAGGCCTGAGCAAACTGGTCAATCTGGATGCCGACGCGGACGGCGGTGACCAGGCCGATGCCGCGCCACGGATTCTGCGGGTTGAAGAATTTAAAGTGCATGAACTCGTCGGGCGGCAGAAGATACGATTTCGCCAGACCGTCGTCAATGCGATATTCGGCCACGCCGTAATAACGCCTCTGCGCCGCATCCGGGACAACGTGGATGATGTTCGGCGCGCGCGGCCAAATCTCGGTGTACGGCCCGCGATTGCCACGCCGCACCAGTTCGTGTCCCTCCTCACCGCCCAGCAGCATATCGACGATCCACTGCGTCCACAGGTCGGCGCTGCTGAGTTTATCGTTCACGTCGGCATAAAGTTTGGCAAGGTCGTGCCCCTCAACCAGTTTCTTGCTGCGCCACACCTCTAGCGGCAGTGGCGCAAAGGCGTTGGCGATCAGCGTCACCGCCTTCCGCACCCAAACGTAATGAGCATAGTCGCGGATGGCGGCCAGGTACGAGTAGGCTTGCGTGTCCGGGGCCTCGTCGTGCTGCACGGTCATCACGTGGACGCGCGTTCCGTCGAACATCTCCGGGTGAAGATCTTGCATCGACTTGGCGAATGACAGGTTGGCGCGCGCCGAGGCGCGGTCGAGAAGGTCGGTCATTGAATTACCTCAATCATATCTTTTTCCCCGCGTCGAAACCGATCCACAGTGCTGCCCAGGCCAATTTTACCGCACGCACAGCAAAGCCGGCTGCCCAGCCGAGCACGAACAGCGGCGCGAGCGCGACATTCCAGCCTGCCCGTCCCAGCCGCCCACCGAACGCGCGCCAGTCGCAGCGCCAGGCCGCCCTAGCGAAACGCGCGCAGCGCCGCCCAATATCGGAGAGCGTCTGCCGCATGGTTGTTCTCGTCCAATGGATTCTCATCGTCGCGCCTCGATCCAACGACCGGATTTTTGTAGCCCTCGGTCATCTCCTGAATCAGATTTTTGCAGCGCCGGTTGACTTGCAATACTCGCACGTCGTTCACGTCCTTGACCAGCCGCCGCACGATGGCGATGCCGTCCAGGATACGCTTGATGTCCGGCGAGCGATACGGGATGTTCGCCCTGCGAAAGCGCACCTGCAAATCCTTCGCCTCCGGCGGCCCGACGCAGATGGATGGCAGCCTGCGCGGAAAACGATCCTGGCACTCGACCGGGTCGTGCTCCGCGCCCTTCTGGTCCTCGTGCAGGCACGTCCAGCCAAAGATCGAGCCGCTGCGCTCGACTGCCTCCCGGATGCACGTCTCGGCCAGGTGACGAGTGTGATACATCTCGTCGAACACCAGCACGCGCCCCGGTGTGCGCTGAATGAACAATAGCGCGCGCGGATCGACGTAGCCCTCGTCCGCCGCCAACTCGAAGGGCAGCGACGGGTCGGGTTCCTCGTCGGTCAGGTTCGGCGCGTCGAACTCGTCGTAGACCAGCCCTTCCTCCTGCGACCACATGCCCAGGCGCAGCCGCCTGTAGCGCGCCCCGCTCAGGGTATCGAGTGTCGAGAGCGATTCGCGTCCCTTCTCGGTGATATTCCCGGCATCGTCGAACAGAGCCGGGTTGTCCTGGTGCCGCGATTGAAACATTCGCAGCGATGAACGAGAGAGAATCCAGTGCGACGAGCCGCCGGGGTTGGGGTCGCCGAATATTTGCGGATGGGGCGCGTTGCCCGCCCGTCCAGTCACGATACTGATCAACTGCTCCCAATCGGCCAGGGTCAGTTCCTCGGGCTGGTTGACGTACACGAAGTCGCGCTCGGCCGAGAGTGTCCGGCCCGGCTTGTCCATGCCCGCGATCCACAGCCGCGAGCCGTTCGGGTAGTCGTACCACTCCGGCTTCTCGCCGCCGTACTTCATAATGGCGCTCCGCTGCCCGATGATTTTCTTTTCCCATGTTTGGATGACGGTCGGGGTGATGGTCGCAAATACCTTGCGAACGAGAACCGCCTGCGCGCCTGGATTGGCCCAAAGCAGATCGTTGAGCTTCTGCAAGCAGGCGATCGTCTTGCCGGTTTCCTTCGGCCCGGACAAGACGGATTCCCGGCCGGTGTAGTGCTGGATGGCCTCGTTGTCGCCGCGCAGCGTCCATCGAATGTCACTCTCCGTCGCCCGGCGGTTCTTCAATTGCCGCAGGAGCTTTTCCGCCTTCGCCGAATAATATTCCTGCCGCGATAAAAAGCTCTGTAGCGAGGTCATAGCCCAGATCATCCTTCACTGCCTGCGGATCGAGGCGGCCAGAACGCAGGGCAGCGATGACCTTGTCCCTCCACGTCGTCACCTCCAGGCGTTCCCGATAGCGTTCGGGCCGGTGAGCTTTGAGCAGGAAGATGAGCAGCGTGTCGCTGTGCTCGACGACCAATTCGCGCTTACCCGCGATCGTCACCGGCTTTTGGATGCCCAGCACGCCGCGCCGATAGAGTTCGCCCTCGGCTGCATCGAGCGCCTGATTGATGGCATCCTCCCAAGCCGCGGCGAAGCTAACGTCTACTTGGCGCGCAGTATAGACATAGGAGCGATCAACGTGGGCTGCCTTGGCCGCGCGGCTCACGTCGGGCGACGTGCGCAACGCTGTTAGAAATGGCGTTTTCCAATTACGCCTGACCTTTTTAAGTGTGGGTTTTGTCGTCTTTTTTCTCATCCCGCTCATATCATCCTATCAGCGCGATCAACGCCCCGGTCGCGTCCGATACTCGCTGGAGGCTCAGGGCAGCGGACGAGGCCGCCGCCTGCGCCTCGGTCGCCAGGCCGCGCACCGTCCCGATCTGAACGGGCGGCGGTTCGCCCGAGCCGCCGTTGCCGCCCGGCGCGGCCTGCACCAGCTCGAACACGGGCGGGGCGATGATGAAGTCCGAATCTTTCAGGCCGAAGATAGAGACCGTCTCGAGGCCGACTGTCATTACCGGCTGAGTCACGTCTACCACAACCTGCGGCGAGAACCAATGGCCGAACGCGAAGTCGCGCCCGTTATACCAGGACGAGTCAGGCGAGCCCTCGATGCGGAGCGAGGCCTCGCCCGCCCTGACTCGCAGACGCGCCCAACCTGCCGCCGGATCATCAGCATAGATTTTGATTCCGCCCTCATCGCTCGACAATAAATTCGGCCAGAAGGGCCAGGTCACTTTATACTTTGCCCCGATTGCGGCGTTGAACGAGACGGAGAGCAGCGTCCAGAGCGGCTTCCATGTCAAGAAATCCTTGAGCAGCTTTGTAACGCCGAGTGGGAATGGGATGTTAGCAGCCTCAACCTGCGTCAATCCATGCACTTCCGGCTTGACGAATGGGGCGTCGCTAGTGCGCGGCAGACCGTAGGTCGGCGATCCGATCTTGATGTCCGTCCAGGTGACACGCCGCTGGGGGTCGTGCACGTACTCGAACAGGAAATTGCCGGGGATGCTGAGGGTGTTGCCCGCCTCGGGTACTCCGGGCTGGGCATCCCAGGTGTAGAAGTTCTCGAACTCGACGTGTCCGGGTTGGATAGGCATAGGAATCTCCTGTGGTGGGGCCGGTGTTGGCGACGGTGTTGGGAGTGACGTCGGGGTTGGCGCGGGGTCCGGCTCGTTGGCCATGGCCCGCACGTGCGCCAGCAGCGGCGTCATCACCGGCGTGTCGGCAATATTGAAATTGTCCCAGGCCGGGTCGGTCGAGCCGAAGGTAAAGAGGGTCGCGCCGACGAGGTAGGAGTCCTTCCGCATCTCGTCATCGGCCCAGGCCAACTCGGCCGCGTAGTCGATGTCCCGTATTTTGAAATCCACGCCGAATTCGGTCAGGACAATTTTCAAATCGGCGAGGTTGTTCGGCTCGAGCACCAGACGGCGCACGCGCCGGTAGCGGAATGTATTCCAACCCTCACCGGCGCCATCAACGTCCCTGCTCAATTTTCCGTCGCTATATTCGTGAAGCCCCAACATTCCGCCGTGTTGTTTTGAGACTTGCAAAGCGGGGAGCATTGGCAGCCATGCGTATAATTTATCGTCATCAATATCCGGTGTGCCGGTGCTGAAGTTTCCTATAATTGCTTTGAGTCCGATGGCATTCAATAGACGAACACGTTCAGCCTCGAAACGCCCGAACCATTCGTAATTGGCGATGGTTTTTACGATGTCAATGACGCCGTTCTCTTTTACTTCCCAGCCGGGCTCGTTCACTCCCTCCCAGAATTTTATGAGC